TCTCCCGCCGTTTCTTGTGCGGCAGGTAAGCCACCGATACCTGCCTGTTGTTGTCTAAAGTTTCTTAGCTCATCAATGGAAACACCGTAATATTCAGCCTCTTGTTGGTCATACTCTTCTTGAGTCAAAGGCTCATACTCTTCTGGATCAAATCCGTAAAACGATGCGTCTAAGGCTCCGCCTGTTTGATATTCTCTAATTGGTTGCATTCGCATATCTCCCGAAGACATCCATCATCTGGTACATAAGCTGGGTTCCTCGCTCTCTGCTTTCAGAAGCAGATGGCACCAAAGTCAATATGCCGTTAGGCTCTTCGTTCAATTCAAATGATCCAGCACCTCGAACCGCTTGGCCAGTCATAACAAACTCACCATCACTAAGCATGGCTGGAATGTCGTCGCTGGTTTCAGTTCCGGGTCCGTTGATGTAACCGTTCATCTCTTGAAAATCTTCCATGGCTACGTCACCACCGTTTGCATACCCCATGGCATACATCGGTTGCATCGCTCCACCCATCGAGGCTTGTTGCACATATTGAGATGTAACCGCAGGCTTTCTTGGTCCTGCTTGTCCACCGCTTAGTGTTGGCATTCTAGGCTGTAAACCAAACTCAACAGGATTTGGTGCTTCTCTGCCCATCCTGCGAGCTATCTCAGCTTCTATGTTATATCGTCCGCCTGCATCCATTGTAGTTAATGGAGTCATCGGTACGCCTTTATCTTTTCTAGCTTCATCCATTGCAAGCTTGCCTAAACCGTAGGCCGCTCCTCCAGCTAGACCAAGTTTAGCCAGACTGCCTAAGCCTCCAGCCAGACCGCCACCAGCTCCCGGCAACATACCGCCCAAGAACCTACTCAACGCACTACCTTGTGGTTGTGCCGCTCCGGGTACTTGCGCTCCGGGTACTTGCGCTCCCGCTGCTTGTGTAGCTGTTGAAGCAAAACTGCCAGCTGCTTGTGGTAAAACTGCTTTGGTTGTTGGGTCAATTAACCCAGCGTCTATCATTTGTTGTTCGGTGTAGACGTTACCCGCCGCATCTTGATAAGTTGTAGATCCCATGCCGGTGCCTTGTTCAATGCCACCAGCCATACCCTCGGTTCCAAAAGCCATACCTTGTATGCCTTTGGTTAATGACTGTATGCCACCACCGGATCGAGTTAGTAAGTCACTTGGTACTTTAGCGCCAAAAGGCAAACCGACTTCGCCGGTTATTTTGTTCACGTATTCGTTTTTAGCATTTAGGGTGTAGTCAGCTGGATTCGCTGACTTGAATAAACCTTTTACCGAGCCAATTGGGTCTGTCGCCAAGCTACCTATACCGCTTCTCAATGCGCCGGGTATGTCTTTAAGGCTTTGACCCAAGCCACTAAAAAAACCACCAGTGCCACCGGCTGCTGTAGATGCTTTACCAATTGCGCTTATGCTATCCCCAACACTAGGACCAACACGTAACGGACCCGCCACACTTAATAAATTGAGTGGGCTGGCGTCACCCTTTGCTACGTCGTAAACGGTTAGCGCTTTGTCGGCTAATGCAGCAATTGGTTGCCATGGACCGGGAATAAACTGCGCTACTTTTGCAAGAGGTCTGACTACCTTTTTGAGTGCTTTACCAATTTTTTTGAAGAATCCAAATTCTTCTAAGCCGGTCATTTGGTTCAAGCTTGCGATACCAACACCAGCTACAGCTTGTGCTGGATTGATGCCTGAATCTTTAAATTTCTTTTCGATCAAGCTCTCAAGCTCTGAGTCTTGCATAAACTCAGCAGGCAAAACTATTTCGCCGGGGCTGAGGTGAGCTAATTGTGTGTCTTCGCCAGTGCCAGCTTCTTGCACTTGTCTTGCAAGATCACCTAACGGCGCATTGGCGCCGGTAGTCAAACGAGTAATAGCAGCGTCTAAAGCTTCTATTTCGTCCGGGTCATTGGACATTTGTTTTTGTTGTTCTAGTTCTTGCAGGCCTTGCATGAAGCCCATCTCTTGATCTGACACGGCACCAGATCCAACCCCTTCAAACGCATTGATTTCATTGCCGGTAACGCCCATGGCATTCATGTACGTTTCCATTTCTTTATTAGAAATAGCGCCTTTGTTCCTTGTGAGCATGTCCAGTGTTGCGCCTAAAGCCATATCTGTTGGCCTAGCACCACCTAAATTTTGTTGAATTATATCCATATCTTTGTTGGATATTGATCCCTTCATTTCTTGGCCAGAAACCGCACCAGCTCCTGCAAATTGGTTAATTCGATCTAAAAGTTCTGGTGATATTGTGTTCTCTGCCATAGTATTAACTTGTCGTGACGGTTACACTGCCAACGCTCAAAGTGCCTCCCAATCCTGTTACATATGTTTGATGCTCATATAAATTCCTAAATTCCGTGCCATCAAACGCTTGATGGACCTCCACGGTGCTATTAAATATTATAGCACCAGTAGCGAATTGTAACGCAGAAATTTCTGAAGCGTTAAAAACCGGCGTTCTATCTACATCTGTTGAGCCAAGGTTGATCTCTAAGATTCTTACCAAACGGTTGAACGTATCGGCGCTAACCTCACCATCCGTAGCAAGAGGCAAGCGAGTCTCAAGGATCTTGGCCACTAGCCTCGACGCCCGGAGGGTTGTATATCCAGTCTAGTGTTGCCGACTCTAAATTTGTAATCTTTTTTGTTTGCTTCGACGCTGTTATCGTCGTCACTTTCAAACCGCAGCACCACCTGTCTGGTTCTTGTGCGCAAGTTGGTAAAACGAGTAGACGTAGTAATTTGACTGGTGCTATCGGTAGACAGCGTGTCAGCGTTGTAATCTCTGCGTTTCACTACAATGTTCATCGCTGGTGTGTTTGAGACGCCAGTTGAGGTTGAAAACTTAATGTCGGGTATAAGCTTTTTGACGAACATAAAGTTTTCGCCGTCCGCCAGATCTATGTCAGCTGACTCTATAAACACGTCAGACATTGCACTGTCATCATCGTTAAAACCAGACTCATGCAGATAAACGACGCCAGCATCCGAAACTTTGCCAGCCGCTATCGGTTTATCCTCAATGCCTGCATCTAGCCAGCTGTATCTAACCAGCTTGCCAATACTCCAAGTTGATTCTTCGTAGTTGTAAATGACATATCGAGATATCTCTTCAGTGTCATCTTCTTTTGATACATACCAAAACCAAACTTCAGAATGCTCCGCATGAAGAGATGCGTAACATTTAAAAGCTTGTGTTAAATCAAGATCCGAGAACACATAGTCCTGCACGCTACACGGTAATTTTTTGACTGAGCCGTTGTAGTAGTAGAAGCCATTCTTACTCATAAAAAATACACCAACCGGGCTGTTGATGGCTGCTTTTGGACCAATAAGTCCGGCACCTTCATTGATCAGGTTCAAAGCAAAAGTAAGTGGTGGGCCGATAAATGTCATTGAGTAAAGACTGGTATCGGTCCAAATCAAAGTCTCTTGCCTTGACTTCAAACCGCCTACAATCAATGAACCAGATGACAGCCTTACGGAGCCAGCCGTATTTGTAGCTATCGGATTAAAATCTAATTCGTTTTCTGTGTCTGAGAACGCAACCAACATAGGGTCAATGACGCCGGTTCTGTTGCCGCTACTGCTATCAATAGGATCTGCGCCAAGCACGATCAAATGACGGTCTACTTCGCTGGTTATTACTTGTAAGCCCAAAGTAGGCACTTTGCTTGCTCCGGTAACACCTTGCAGCTCTAACGCTCTAACAGACAAGCCGTTGTTCTCAACCCATCGGTATATACCACCGCCTCTTGGATTGATGATTAAATTTTCACCAAAATTGTCGTGAGTCCATAGCCTTAGCTGTCCGCTTGCGGTAATCGCAGAAGAAGAGCCAAACGTACCTGCGCCCCATGTACCAACACCCCAACCAGTGCTAGGCACATAAACGTCCAAGCCTGTGTTGATTTGATACGCTCCAACGACGCTGCTTCCACCGTTGCCGCTGTCACTTGCGTTTGCTGTGACCTCTGAACCGCTAGTGTCTTTGGCGGTAACTGTGTACGTGTTCGTCCCGGTAACAAGAAGTATTTGGTATTCTTGGTTGATAACCGCAGCTGTTACCAATCCACCCAATGAAGCAGCGCCAGAGAAGGTTACAAAATCGCCCGTAGATGCGCCGTGTGAGGCGTCCGTTACGGTTAATGTAGAGGATCCATTGCTTGCGCTAAACGTAACGTCTCCAGCACTGGTTGTTACTCTTATGGGGGTTATATCGTTGTAGGCCTCGCCTTCTTCGATATAGTATTTGAGGTGCGTGCAGATACCCAAGTATCGCGCTCCGCCAAGAGAGATCCAGCTATGTAAGGCCCTGCCAGATCCTAAATAAGTGTTTGTGTCAGACTGCTTTTCCCAGCCACCAATCTTTTCTGGCCTGCCTTTTCTGAACCGAATAAGATTGCCATCTACCCAACCGTTTTCGTTTGCGTAGTCGGTTTCTTCTTTGTTGATACCCGGTTTAAAATTTAACGTAGTAAGTGGCATACAAAAATTTTACCACAAAAGATTAAATTTTAAGCCAATCGTATAATCGCAGCTGTTGCATTCGCAGCCGGGAACACAATTGTAAAATTACCTGCGGTACTGGTTTTGTCACCACCAAAGTCGATGACAGCCACAGCTTTGTCGGATTGAGTATCATTGTAGATCATGCATCCTCTTGCTGTAACCGTAGCGGTTCCAAACGTAAGATCCGCAAAATCACATAAGGCTGTGGTGCCTGATGTTGTTGGCGTAACTGACGTAAGTGTATTTCCACCACTGGTGTAGTTCGTACCTGATGCCTGCCCGGTTGTCGTAAAAGCTGTCGTAGTCGCGCCCAAAGTAGCCGAGCTAGTGTACAAAGCAAGCTTAAAAGCATTACCGGAGCTGGCAGTAAAATTATGTGTACCGACAAGCAGCTCTTGCTTAAAGCTTGTTGGTATAGCGCTTGATATTGCCATAACTATAACTCCTTAATTATCTTAGCCATGTCATGATGACCTTGACTTGTCAATAAGTTTACCATAGTTGTCCGATCTGAGGTAATTGCGTTCTTAATTCCATACAACACTATCGTATAGATGTAGTTTTGGAAAGCCTCAGCTTGTTGTCTTACGTGTGGCGCCGCGTCCGCTGAAATATCACAAATCTTCTTGGTTATCTGCTCTGCCCAAAACTCAGGGTCATGCCCTTTGTTCTGCGTGGTTTCAACCATTACGCTGCCCAGCTCTAAAAAACTTTGCTTGCCCATGTCAGCCACGATAAGGCTCCGGCGATAAAACAGGCTCTGGGACCTTTGCTCCAGCCTTTTTCATTTCTTTTTCAATCTGTGAGTTTTCGCAAACTATCCAACCAGAGTCGTGATTTACTGCGACAACAGGATCGTCTAATCGGTGAAAGCCATATATGCGCTCTTCGAGCGGTACGTTTTGATCAAGCAAACCAGATCTATGAGACACCCCGATTTCAATGTTTGCTTCCATACATTTAGCCAGCCAAAACTCCACACAAGCCCTGCCAGCTTCTGCAAAATGTAAATTGTGTTGGTAGCTATAATCAACACCGAAAAGATCAATCCGCGCTACTTTGTTCCAGTAAGCAAATGCAATTGTCATCGGTATGGTGTTGTTGAGATATGCGCACTTTGTATCCTGAACCACTTCTTTAATAGGATATACGACAGCTGATGGTACTCGCTCATCCAGCTCGCATGTGTAACAGGGTATGTCACATTCTGGCAAAAACTTCTTCATCACATCGGTTTGCGCACCCGCATCATCGGTATCAAAAAAACGACTAGCTGGGTCTAGCATGAACATTCTGTCTGATTTATAAACGGCTGCTGCTGAATTTACAGTCCACACTTCATCCCATTGCATGCTGTTTTCTGCGCCGATTGCATAATCTACTTGAGAGTTGCCCAACGCAACAATCGCTATGTGAGCGCCTTCTAGCGACTCAATTTTTTGCATTTAACTGACTCCGGTTCTCAGCAAATCGTATCTATATTCATCTCTAGTTTCACGCCCCTCTGATAGATTCTTCATTCTAACAATGGCTTC